GATAACATTGTTACCTGGGCTGTTAGCACTTCTTCCATTTTGACCGCAAGATCCTTCACCAAATCCACCGCCACCGCCGCCGCCTCCAGCGCCAGCAATAAGAACGTTACCTTGCTGTAATCTAATAACAGAACCAGCACCACCGCCGCCACCATCATTACTTCCATATCCATTACCAGCAACACCACCCTTTCCAGAGTGGAAAGCAGCTGCCTGACCATTGTAAGCTTGACCAACCTGCCCTGGTTGTAATCTAAAGGAAGTAGTTAATGAACCTTTAAATTTAGTAATGAAGACATTTCCACCACCACCCTCACCAGCAGTGCCACAACCATTACCACCAAAGTTACCACAATCTCTACCACCACCACCTGCTAGTTTAAACTTCAGACTTGTTAAGTAATAATCATCATTAGTAGGTGCTGGTGTAAACGTCTGATCGTTACCACCACCATAAGTAAATGTTTGTGTAAATTCATCTGAATCTGAAATAGATCTAGATTTACCCTTAGTTCCATCAGCAGATCCCTGACCAGCAGCTCCTTCTGCTCCACTAGGAACATCAGCTGGATCATCATTGCCAGCAATAATGTTCTTAAACCAATATTTGCCATCACCACCAGTTCCACCATCACCTGCTGATGGTGTTGTACCAATAACATTACAGTCATCCGTATTTGATCCTGTCAAACTATCAGATCCGCGTGATCCACCAGCACCACCTTCTGACGCAGAAGCTGCCTTACCACCTTCTCCACCAGTTGCAGTAATTGTAACTTTAGAACCATTTGATCCAATCTTTACAGAACTGGATGTTCCATCATTTCCTGCTTTACTATAAACAGCACCAGATCCACCACCACCAACAACAGTAATTGTAGCTTGATCAATATCAGAAGGAACAGAGGGATTAGAATTAGCAGTGAATGTTTGAGTATCCGTATCGTAAATAGGAGTTCCATCTGTTGTTAATGTTCTACCACCAATCAAACTGGTGCTAGTAAATGATTTCATAGTTGGAGTTCCATAGTTCGTTTGTTCTACATACGAACCAGCATTTGCTCCACCAGAAGCATAATAATTATTTGCATCTTTTAAAGATCCACTTGCAGCATCTCCACCACTCCAGTTAAAAAGATCATATGTTCCAACACTACCATCTAAGATTGGTTTTTTTGACAAACTGTGAGTATGGCTCTTTGCAATACCACCTGCTGGAAGGAAATTATTTACCTTACCAGTAGATGGTTTATATGATACTGTATACAAGTCTCCACTAACAGATTGTGGAGAAGCGTTGTCTTGTGGCGCTTCACAGTGAAACAAGAAATGACTGTGCTGAGGAGCACCTGCAAGTTTCTTTTCTTGCAGTTCCACAGCCATAACCTGTGAACCAATAATAGAAGCTTCTACTGTTTCTACAACATTTGTATAACCTGTTGTAGTAATGTTTCCAAGCGAAAATTGACCTTTTTGTGTATCCTTATCAAGATACCACTTACCATCAATAGTATCAAGTCCAACTCCAAGACTAGAGTTGCCAACGTTTGGTGTATTGGATCCATAAACAGGACCATTGCCAACAATTCTTTTTGCTTTTAGGTCAGGAACTTTAAAAGTTCCCATATATTCATCTGGCCAGTATTCAAATACATTATCTTTGTTAATTGATTGAATTTGACCGTTTTGAGCACTAATTCTTAATGCATATGTTGGGGTTGTTCCACCATTAGTAGCACTAAATGTTACTGTTGGAGGATTTGTAACATCATATCCTTTTCCAGGATTAGTTACTTCAACACCAGTAATAATACCACTAACAACTGTAGCAGTTGCTGTTGCTTGAACAGGTGTAATATCCTCAAATATTTGATTGACTCCAGATGGTGGTGCTGAAATAGTTACAGTTACATTATCACCCCATCCAGCACCACCAGTGAGAATATCCAAACCATCACTAGCAGTTCCACCATATTCATTTCCAATAACTTCATACAATGCAGGATAATCATGGATATAATATTCCGATCCATCGCAATAGATATATCCTTCATATTGATAGTCTGGGTTATCCTCTGGTTCTGCATCTCCAGAGATTTCCTTATAAGACTTACTTCCACCAATAGTGGGAGTGATAGTTGGAACATATGAATGATCATATGATCCTTCAGTAGACTTCAATACTTGAATAATACTTCCAATGACCTGACTATCTGGAAATTTATCAGTATAGTAGTTATCTCTTCTGTTACGATAGGTAGGATTATTTGCTACTGCCATTGTCTTAATACTTAATGAGATATTCCATGATGATATAAGGACTTGTAATTTGATCAAGTGATGCTACTTGATCAGTCTGCAATGTCAAAGTAGTTACAAGATTGTCAGGAGACAACAAAAGTGGTGATGTTTTGATTTTATAACTATGTGTTCCAATCTCCATTAAAATTTTATGAGAGTGAACAGTAGGATCACCGTCTGGTTGAGACAACTCATTAATTTCAGTAACTACGTTATTGACTTGAGGATATGCTTGTCCTGTCTTTGTTGATGTATTACTATTTAACGGCAAAACATCCGCCAAAGTTGTTCCCTTCCAATCAGTTGGAGCAGTTGCACTAGTATAAGTCGCAGGTGTTGTTTCGGTTTTACTAAGTGCCTTAGGACCATCAGTGGTGATACAAAATGCTTGAGTATGACTGTGGAGTGATGGTTCAGTTCCAAATACAATAGTGTTAAGGTTAAAACTAGTATTGCTTGTCAAAAGGCAGTGATATCTTAATGTGTTTAATCCTCCAGGACTTTTTAAGTCATAACACATATTATAGTAAGCAACTTCAATTCCAGTATAAACTTCAATTTGTCCATAACCTCCAGCAGCAACACCAGAAGCAATCGCCCAACATGCAGGTTGATTGGTTCCAGGTGGGTTACTAGTGCTATTATTATATCTTTGGTTATTTAACCAATCTTGAATAGGAACTGTCGTTGCGTTAAAGTATGATCCAACACCCTGTGCTTGAGCTGTAGATGTTTCATTTGTAGTTTTAAGTCTCAATCTATTTGTGGTTGAGAAGTGCATGTGAGAATGCAATGCCAAACTATCGACAGATTCTACATCAGTAAATCCACTATTGTTTGTTCCTTTTGTCCAAGAAGGTTTTCCCTTTAGAGCAATTTCTTGGGATGGAACTGTGAAAGTTCCAACATAACTTAACTGAATAACAGTAGTGTTTCCAGTAGTAGTTCCTGCAGTAGCAGTTGAAGTAATGCCCATTCCTGAGCGTCTTTTCTCGTTACCAGCCTGATCTTCTGTTACAATGTTAATGTAGGTTCCAGCAGCTGCGCCAGTAGTGGGCTTTGGATATTTCGATCCAAGATCAGGAACAATAAACTCATCGTCATCTACATCATCAATTGGATCATTATCAATATCATAGCGAATAAATTTAGATGCTGCACCAACACCTAAAATTGCGGCAAGTTGTGGATAATCATCTGCTTTATAAATTGTTCCATCACATTTTAAATATCCAGCAGGTAGATACTTGACATTACTTTCCGCCAAAGGATCTTTAGTGGTTAGTTCAACTGGCCAAGTAATAATACTTCCAACTCCAGATCCATATTTGGCTCTCTCTTTTGTATAATGTGCAGGCATTAGTATGCTTTAATTAGAAACGTAGTAACTAGCGCAGGCATTGATACCTCAGCAATAATATTTAGTGCGTCATCAATATTTTCTGGTTGAACAGTTCCTAGATTAATATTATTCACTGCATAAACAGAAGGAGCAGACAAAGAACCCTTGCCCATATTCACCTCAAAACTACCATGATTGTGACCCAAGAAAGTAGAACTGTTTGGATCTAATTGTGAGGTTAGGTTATTGGTTGTAGTTGGAAATGTTCCGTGTTTAAAACTGAGGGTTACATTACTTTGTGTGGTCGTATTTACAGACGCCACAGACAGAGTAATTGTGTAAACATAGTTGCTAGAACTGGTTCCAGAATCACGAGAGATAGTAACGACTTGCGTTCCTGGGAATAGAGCATTTGCACTATCATAAACCCACATAAATGGAACTACTTTATCAAATTCATAGTCATCACCAATATCAGCACCTGCGGCTAAAGTAATAGTAGTTGTATTAGCAGGAATAGTTACTCCAGTAATAGTATGTGCTGCTGATGTATCTGGATCATAATTTGTAGTTGGACCAAAGAAGTTTCTTCTGCTAGCAAAAGTCATTGGTTTGGGGAACACACCAGTCCAAGCATCTTGAGCGTGTGATTTAACTGGCGAAGTAACATTAAACGCCTGATCTCCACCAAAAAAGTTGTATCCCAAGTCAGATGCAATCTGTTGATTACCAGATGGGTGTGTTCCTGTTGGTGGTGGCCAAGATGTAGCAGGAACTTTATTCCAATAACTAGATCCTACAAAATTAAAAAATCTATCTGTTTGTGGAAGAGTATATTCACGAGTTTCATCACCATAAAAACTAATTAAGTTTTTACCTTGTTGCCAACTTTCCGCTTTTTCTGCAGTAGTCAATTCACATTCTGTATATCCCTTATTGGTAACACAAGTACCAGTAACACCACCTTTGGTTGAAATCTTGGGTGGTTTGAATGGCATAGGACCAGCAAACTGTGCTGTCGCTCTACTATATGCTCCTGGGTGTGAGTGACCAGGGGTGTGGTTGATACCAAGTTTTCTGTTAATAGTATATACAGTTGCACCAAAGTCTGGATCACCAATTGACATATTGGTAAACTTACCAGCCATCACCAAACTAGAATCAACTGTAAAATCAATATCACAGTTAGCATTATGACTAATTGGAATTGGTGTAGTCAAACTAATACTACCAAAACCGCCAACATATGCATCTCCAGTATATGTGTCAGACACCAACACATTGTATGCATCACCCTGACCATACTGATATGGAGCTTGCTGCAAATATTCAGGTTCTAAATCAATTGGCATCTTCAATGTCATATTTGGCACGCGAAATTTTCCTTCATATTCAGGAAAAGTTCCACTAAATGCTGCATCTGCGCCATATGTGTCGCCAATATGAGAAGCAAGCAAAGGATATCGCGATGCTTCTTGTAACGACCCATCGCAAACAATCCAACCCTGGGGGATGTTGGACAGGGAAAATCCCGTGTTTCCATCCCCCGACCAAGGCATGATAGTGCCAATTTTGGCACTTTTCATGAACTTGATGATACCGTATCTTACTGCCATGTTCCTCTTAGAGTTCGACTAACCACCAACCGCGTAGGTCTGTGGGGATTTCTGTTGCATTTGGATCGCCCTCAGCATCTGTCGCGCCAACATAAACTAAACCGAAGGATGCGTTTCTTGTTTGAACGATCATTTCGCCACTTGCCCATGCTGTTGCAGATGGTGCAGCAGATCCTGCCTGTGCCTTGGTTCCTGTTGAATCACCCTGAATATTAACAGCAACTGTTCCAAGTGGCAGTGCGCGAATAATTAAGTTTGCAGCATAGGAAAGGTTTCCACTAATATCTATAAACCTAATCATGTCACCAGTTTTAGCGTCACTAGGTAGATAGACAATCATATTACCGCTAGCAGTTGGGTTGACTAGATAGTTGCCATTTGGTTGCAGTGGGTTTGAAGTTGTTTGTCCAAATCCAGTGCTAGATGCAGCAACATAAGTCCAGCGACGACCACCATTAGAGTTGTAGTATCTGCTGATACCAAAGGCATCAATAGATCCATCCTGATACATGATGAAGTCTTTTTCACCAGCGCCAGTATTGCCAGCAGCACCCAAGTTATCGATGTGTATTACTTCGGAAGTATTATCTGCATTGGTAGAAATTTGTCCCTTGATGTAGAGACTTTCGCCCATCTCAACAGATCCATCAATATTGTTAACTTGGAAGGTTAGATTATTGTTACAAACTCCATTCTCCTGACAAATTTGTTCAAATACTCTCAACTTACCATAGATATCTGCCTTACCATTGAGGTATAGACCTGCTCTACCAGTGATAGGATCAAGAATTGCACCATCACCTGGGTGACCATCATCGTTAGCAACACCAAAGATTAGGGTCTTGCTATCAGTGCCATACATTCTGAAGTTACCCATTTGGAGGTTAAAGTCATCGTTGACCGTTAACTTACCACCACCAAAATATCTGTCGATATTCTTCTCTGGTTCATCATTATCTACAGTTGCATTTCTGATGCTCTTAGGCATCTTAACACTGAATGCGCTATCGACGTTACCGTCAATGCTATCAGGTAGGAAGAATTCGTTGCCAATTCTGATAATTTGCTGGTAGTCTAGTTTTTGAGCAACTAGGTTACCATTCTTAAGTTTAAGAACAATTCTATCAGGGTTGGCGTTAGGCGAAGGTGCCTGAGTTCTACCAGTTGCAGGAATTGCTTCAAGCAATGTAGTAGTTCTTGCATCCTTATTGATCTTAACAACATTTGCACCAACAACGAAGGATGTTGCAGATGTAGTTTCTTGACCACGACCACCCGATGGATACTCAGAGTTGATAGAGAAAGGAATACGTGGTTCATTTGTTCCACTGTCAACATATGGAGCAGCAGTGATACGAATAATCTCTGCTGTAGTAGATCCAGAGTAAATTAGAACTAGATCATCCTTGGAGAAACCAGTGATGCTGTTGACAACCATGTATGAAGTGTTGCCACCTGCAAGAGTAGAAGCAAGCAGTGTTTGTGGACCGTTTGCCTGAGTTGTTTGAGGATCAAAGGTGTAAACATAGACTGGTTCAGTAGTGCTATGTGCAACATTGCTTGTAGAGAAGTGCTCTTGGAGAGCCCAGACCCAACCCCACTCATTACCAATAGTAACATTACCATTACAAGTATTAACTTCAAATGTAGTGAAGTCTCTGTTTCCAAGGGTTAACTTAGCATCATCAGAAGTATCTTCGAAGATGTCAAAAATGTTATTGGTGATAGGAGTTGATCCACATCCACCATTCAGTTTGAGTGATCCGTAAATATTCAATACAGAATCTTGATCTGTTTCATCACCAATGATGATATCACCAGTAACACTATCGACAACAAATACATCGCTCTCGGTTGCAGTGTCACAACCTCTGGTAACAATCAGTTTCTTAGATACCTGATTAAGTTGAGTTACAACCTTGACAATTTCACCCTGATTAACGTCACCGTCATCATTAGTATCTTCACGATCAACAATAACGTAGTCGTTAGTTGTTAGACCACCACCAAACTGGGAGAGATAGAAGTTATCCTGTGATCCAGAACCATCAACATTAGTTGTAGTCCACGTAGCATCAAATGCGATGTTACACTTCCAGACATTAGTTGTATCTGGGTGAGTATCAAGGTAATCCTTAGCAGGAGATAGTTGCTGAAGCTTATACTTGGTAAATGAACCAAGTGGATGACGCTTAACTTTGACGTAGTAAGGTGCTGCCTCTGCTCCCTGTAGACCGTCTTCAGTAATTCTAACAATTTCAGGATAACGCTCAGTTGCACCAGATCCTGTAGGAGCAGTGTCAATGAGTAGATAATCACCTGCTTGGAAGTAAGGAGTTGGTTTGTACTTAACAGGTAAGTAGAATACATCTCCAGTAATTGCTGGGAGGGTTGCTCCTTCAGCACCACCACCAGTAATTGCTTCCTGATAAGTTGCAGAACCCCATGGAGCAGAACCATCAGTATCAACTCTGTTGAAACCAGAAGCAATTTCAGCAGATGTTGGATTATTTTGATCAACAACAGTGATAACAGAAACATTAATGATATCAATGTTGCTATTAAATGTGTTTTGACCAAGAACACCACTAGAGTGAGCGAACGTATTCGTTCCCATCTGACCTCTGTTACCAGTGAAGGAGTAAGAAGCGTTACCGCCACAGAGTTTGATGTCAGCATTGAAACGTGCGTTAGCATCAACAATAAAGTTGTTTCTAACCGTAGTGCTACCACCTTGACCACCAATGGTGATTAGAGATGCATTAGTAGCAAAGTTAACTGTCTGTGTCTGAGTGGTGAAGAAGTTAAGGACACCTGCCTCAGATCTCAGAGTTACAACTTGATCAGGATCAGTTTGATCTCCACCAATCGTTCTATTTGCACCGATCAGAACGTCACCAGCAACACTGAATTGCTTAGATCCGATTAAGGTGTAGGAGTTGGAAGAGTTGTTATTGTATGCACCACCAATCTGAACCTTGGAGATGTAAGATGCTGTATCACCAATATCACCAAGGAAGATGTTGGAGTGATCAGAACTGTTACCAATTCTGATGAACTGATCGCCCGTGTTCGAATTGCCAATCTTAATCGTTTGTGCGAAGTTAGCAAGATTTAGACCGTTGCTATCTACACCACCAACAAATGTGCTGTCGGTGAACAAGTTGACAGTTCCAGATGTGATATCAGTTCTGATTTCAGCAACAGTGCCATCACCCTGAACTTCAATGTCACGCTCAAACTCAACGTCTTCGGTGAAACGTGCATCACCAACAACAACCAATCCTCTGTCTAGTCCCTTGCCACTAACCTCATCATCAGTGTTAACGCCAACACGACCTAAATTATTTCCTCTGCCACTTTCTTGAATTGCAACAGATTGAGTGGAAACACGTAGAGTAGCGTAATCATCAATATCAGTGCTATCACCACCGACTACCAGAGCATCAGCAATTGCATTCTTATCACGATCCGCAAAGTTAGTGTGATCTAGGAAGTCAGGTGTCTTGCGACCGCTGATGTATACGTTACCAACAACATCTAGGTTTGCACGAGGATCAGTGTTTGCTGCTTCAACCCATGCATTTTGAACTGCATCATGTGTAGCACGAGCGATAGTGTTAATACCAACCTTGAAGTCACCAATATCTGTAGTTTCAGTTCTGATTGCTTCGGAACCAATAACGCCAACTTCCTTCCATGTTGAGTTAGAGAACTCAATGGTTGGATCTTGTGATCCAGTTGCACCACTAACAACATCTGCCCAAGGCTTGACCTCAGCAGAAACTGGATCAACAATTTGAACATGAACGTAGTTGTTGCTTGAGGAGAATGGATCACCAGAAGGTGAAACAACATACCATGTGCCATTCAGATCAGTGTTTGGATAGTAATCAGAAATTCTGATCTGGGAACTATTAGTAATTCCAAGTGCAGAGTTTGCAACATTAACACCACTAGACTGCCACTCAATCTTAAAGATATTAGTTCCATCAAATGTGATCTTAAGGATGCTACTTGCAGCAATCTCGGTGTAACCATCAGCATAGACCCAAGCGAAGGATCCAGATAGATTGACTTGCTCACCCTTGATTAGAACGTCACCAGGAGTTGGGATTACACCAGCGTAATCAATATACTGATCAGCAAGTAGTCTTGTGCCACCATTGGTTTTTAGTGGAGACTGGTTAGGTGTAATATTAGAACCAAAATCACCAACAGCATGTGTGAGGAACTTGTATCCTCTTGCTCTTGGATATCTAATTGGAGTGATCTCAAAGACAGCAGCTGCAATTCTGTTCTTACTGAGGCGAATGTCACCAGCAGTTGGTGGGTTGAATTGTGTTCTGTCTAGTCTCTCGTCCTGCTCAATAACACCTAGGTCATTCTTGGTGCTCTTGACGTTAGAACGAATGATAAGGGCATCATCTGCCTGCTTAAAGTCACCATCCTGAACGGAGATAACAACAGGAGATTCGATCGAGTTGACCAGGGATCCATCACCACCAACGATTGTAATGTTCTGGTTGAACGTTACAGGTGTATCGAAGGTAGTAACGAGACCACCGATTACATCATCCTCGTCTCCATCATCTGCAAGAACTGCTGCATCGATGAAGGTCTCTTCACCAGTGATAGCGTTAATTCTTCTGTTGCCGATGTAGAGGTCACCCTGAGAGTTAATACCAGTGTAGAAGACGATACCAGCGTCTTGTTTCTTACTTTGAGCATAGAAGTCCTCTTCAGGAGTTAGGACGACTTCCTGACGCGCTGGGAGACCTGTAGAGTAGTTACCAGGACCGAAACCAAGGTATTCAAACGTGTGGTTACCAGCACGAGCGATAGATGGTCTGCGAAGTTCAACGTAGTAGCGTTGATCTGCAAGAACTGTGCTATCACCAGCGATAGGAATTAAGCGATCTTCTGAACCAGAAGTTGCATTACCTTCTTGTGCTCTAATTTGGTTCTCACCAGTGTAAGTATTGAGGATAAATGCGGGGTTGTTGATCAGATCTTCAACACCTTCTCTTGTTACAGAGTTCTTAAAGTCGTTAACGGTAACAAGACCATGGACATAGTTGTCAGCAGCAGAGAATGCCTGTGGTGGGTCAATTAGGTTAGCATAGTAATCTTTCTCTGCCTGAGTTGTACCAGAGTTCTTGAACCAGAGAGGATCGTTTCTGTAGTTTAGAGGATACAGTTTGCTGACTGGTTGAGAGAACTTAAACCTACGGAAGTTGTTCGATACACCAGCACCAGTTGGGAATGGAGAAACGTTACCACGTAGAGCAGTGATGTAGTAGATACCATCTTGCTGACCAGCAATTCTACGCTGTAGTGTCTCATAACCGAAGATGTAGAAGGTGTCTTCAATGACGCCTGCATCCTCAACCTTATCAACATAGTATTCAATACCTGCGCTATCCTGAATACGATCACCAGGGGTGATGGTGTAAACGTTAGCGCCGTTTTGCTTGTAATAATACTCAGGATAATTTTTTCTGATTAGTGTTTTCAGAGGTAGCGATTTGCCCATATCCTGGTCTTCCAGCATATCAGCAAAGACATTACCCTGAGTAAATCTAGTGTTAGTGAACTCACTATACTCAAGAATACCACCACGGATGTTCTTGATGATTAGATAGTGATCACCACCAACATTGAAGTAACCATGAATGTTACATGCACCAGAGCTGTTTCCAGCAAAAGATGCGGCGTTTGCATCAGTTGGAGCATTATCTTGCTTATTGACAATGAAGTCGCCACCCTGAGGAGCAGTAATCTTAACAGTAGTTAAGATCTCATTTCTTAGACCAGAGAAATCAGTAGCATTGATTGTGTGGTCAAAGACTGTTAGTTCTAGATACTTGATGCTTTCATCTAGTTCGTCTTCAACATAACGACCAGACTGAATGGTTGCCTGAACACCAGAGTTGAACTTAGCGAATGCACGATTATCAACACCTAAGTATGGATCATAAGCAACATCACTGTTGAGGCTGTTGGTAGTAAAGTCAGCAGATGTATAACCGATGAATTCTCCTGCTTGTCTTGGGTTCTCGAAGCGAGCACCATAGACTGTGCCAGTTACAGGCTTGAGTAGGATCTTCTGAGGAACAAGTTTACGGGTGTCGTCAGTTCTTGTCTTAAGAACGAAACCATTGATAGGATCTCTAGCGTTCTCAAGATACTTAGGAATAACGAAACGGATCTTATAGGTTCTTTCATCTGCCTCGCGAGTATCATCGAGACGCTCATACCACATGTCAGTGGATCTTGGGCGATCTGCGTAGTCACTCTCGTTAATACGCCAGAAGATATTTTCCTTCTTAATGCTATCTGGTTGACCAGTAACTTGATCTTTACACTGAATATACCACTTACCAGTACTTGCTACGTTGTTAGTAAATGCTGGATCGAAGCGCATTGGCGAACGGCGCTTGTTAGCATAAACGTTGAACGAATTGGCAGTAACAACGAATGTGATTGGATTTACACCGTTGATCGCATCAGCATGTGTCTTGTGAAGTGAGAACCTCTTATTGGTAACATACTTAGCATAGAATTCCTTGTTAGGATTAATTCTACCAACATTTGCATCATTGCTATCTGTTACCGCGATGTCTGGATCAGAAGCTTGACCACTTGCAACAGCAGGTAATTGACCACCCTCAACTGCTCTAATAAAGACTAGTTGTGGGGTTGTGCCTGCATCAGGAACGTCAAAGATGTGTGACACATCTGTTTGAATAAGAGTAGCAGTAGCAGTGGTTCCAACATAATTGTGTAGTTCATACTTATCATCTAAGATGAACTGATACATATCAATTTCAACATCCTTATCAATGCTATCAGTTTCAGATGCATAGATGTAGATACCTGCAGCTGCATTCTCCTTAGAGGTTGCGAGCATCAACTTAGTCTGATCGCTACCATCAAAGAACGTAGTTCCAGAGTAATCTTCTGGTTGTGTTACTCTACCAGGGGCAATGACATAATATGTTCTGTTGGTGTCGAAACCATTAGGTAGTCTGACAAGACGCTTATCAACGTCAACATACTTACCAGTTGTGGTATCAAAACGTGGACGTGGAACAAGTCTAACAGCAGTTCCAGTCTCAAAGTTGTGTGGGTTAGAAGGACCAGCACCCGTGGTATCAATCGTAAAGACGGTTGCTCTAGATGCCAAGAGTGCAGTATCAACTGTCTGCTCTTGTCTAACAACTGTGCCAAGACCACTGTTGATGATGGTCGTGATGTTGCCAATTAGGTTATCAATTGCATTAGCAGTTCCTGCACATTCTCTATAAGTTTCAGAAGTTAGAGTATCTTGGATAACGTCTGGACCACTGCTTTCAGGACCTACAGTTACTGTTGTTGGTAATGTATCTGCCCAGACACCCTTCTCATATACAAAGTATAGTTCGGTAGTAGTGCTAGTTTGTAGAGCGTTAACTAGATTACCATCGTTCAATCTAGAGTTCTCAACACCAAGTTCGATCTGAGTGTTGCTGACGATACGCTTAACGTATG